AGAGGTTTTCTTAGTTACTCTAGCGGTAAGTATAAATTAATAATTGAAACCACAGGATCAAGTGTAATGACACTTACTGAAAGTGATATTATTGGTGGTATAAATATACAAAGTGAAGATAAAACAAATAAATACAATAGAGTCTTAATAGACTTTCCAGACATAGATCATAATTTTAGAACTAATACAGCTTCTTTTCCACCAAATGATGATAGTTCATTAGCAACAGCAGATCAACATGCCACCATGAAAACAGCAGATGGCGGTGAATTATTAGAGGGTAGGTTTTCTTTAGGGGGTATTACATCTTTTCATCAAGCACAAGAACATGCAGAAATAATTTTAAGAAGGTCAAGAAATTCTTTAAGAGTTTCTTTGAAAGCTAGTGGAGAGGCTATGAATTTGATTGTAGGTGATATTGTTTCAATAACTCATTCTACACCTTCTTTTTCAGCAAAACCATTTAGGGTATCTGGTGTTACTTTGAACAAAGATCATACTGTAAATCTGAACCTTACAGAGCATCAAGATAATTTTTATACCTTTGCTACTCAATCAGCAGTTCCAACGATACCAGATACAAATCTTGGAAACCCTTTATCTATATCACCACCACAAGCAATCACATTAACAGACGAATTAGTAGAGTATGCAGATGGAGTTGTTATTACTAAATTAAATATAACTGTGACTGCTTCGACAGACAATTTTGTAAGAGAATATCAAGTAGAGGCAAAAAAATCTGATGAAACAAATTTTAAAATAGTAGGGAGAGGTATTCAAACTGAATATGAATTGTTAAATGTTATTGATGGTCAAACCTATAATGTTAGAGCCAGAGCAATCAATACATTGGGTATTGCATCTACATATACTTCAGCTTCAAGAATTATTGTGGGTGGAGTTGCACCACCTTCAAATATTGAAGATTTTGCAGTTGAATTACATGGTCAAGACCATCTCAAATTGACTTGGACACCACCAAGTGCAAACACAGATTTAGACATTTCTTTTTATGATATAAGATTTCAAGATGTTACTTCTGGTGCTGATTGGATAAATTCAACAAATTTAGTGAGATGTGTAAGAAGAAAATGCGATCATGCTATAGTACCTGCAAGGGTAGGATCATATTTAATACGAGCAATAGATAAAAATGGTAACTCTTCTTTAGAGCCAACTATAGTAACTACAAATATATCTGGAATACAAGCATACCAAGAAATTGAACAATTTACTGAAACACCAAATATTTTGACTGCACAAGATCAGATGGACACTTCTTTACCTTTAGCAGTAAAAGTAGATGAGTCTGGTGATACAGTTTTAACACTAGATACAGTAACAAACTTTGATGATACAGCAGGAAACTTTGATAGTGTTGAGGGAGATTTTGAATTAGGTGGAACTGATACAACATCAAATCCAAACAACTTTAATTCAAACAGAGATGCAAAAGGGTTCTATAATTTTGTTAATAGCTTGTCTTTGACTAATATATTTGATGGTAATATCGAGCCAACAATTTCACTAGATGCAGAAAACCCATATGATAAATTTGATAGTGGTAGAGGATCATTATTTTTTGATGATGCAAAAGCACCTTTTGATGGTAATGAGCAACTAACAGCTTTTCACAGAATTCAGATAGCAACATCTACAACATCTTTAGCAGATTGCACAACTTTTGTTGATATTACACAATCAGCTACATTTAAATTCAAATTTGCAAAATTTAGATTAAAACTTACAAATGATGATGCCCAAACATCAAGTAATGTCAAAACAATCACCATAAAACTAAATATGGAAGAAAGAATATTTTCAGAAAATGATTTAGCTACATCATCTGGAACAAGAGCAGTCACATATACAAATCCATTCCATTCCACCCCTGCTGTCGGTATAGCAACTCAAAATATGCAAACAGGAGATTTTTATACATTAACAAGCAAGACAAGATCTGGATTTACTATAAACTTTTTTAATTCAGCAGGTGCAAATGTAGATAGAACTTTTGATTACATGGCAAAAGGTTTTGGTTTGCAATCATCTTAAAAAAAAGGTAGTAATTAATTAAATGAGTCAAGTATCAGATGTAAGTTTAGCAAATCAAGGATTTTCAGCTTTTAGAACTGAATTAAACAATATTTTAGGTGCATTAAATACAGCACATATTGGTAGTTCAGCACCCTCATCAGTAGCACAAGGCACGATTTGGGTGGATAGTGGAACAAGTGGTTTTCTTAAAATAAAAATCAATGATGGATCTGATAATATTGAATTATTTAGTATTAATATAACAAGCAACGCAATAACAAGTACAGCATCTGTGACAGGTACAATTTCAGAGACTGATCCTAATGCTTTACCATTAGCGATTGCGTTAGGATAGGAAATGGCAAATACATTTAAAACAAAAACAAATGGTGCTATGCCAACTTCAGCAGGAACACCATTAACATTATATACTGTACCTTCATCAACAACTACAGTTGTAATTGGTCTTGTGCTTTGTAATATCCATACAACAGGAGTGACAGCTAGTGTTCAATTAGTATCAGACACTTCAGATACAGAAACAAATGAAACTGTATTTTTGGCAAAAGATGTTTCAGTTCCTGTAGGATCACCACTTGAAATTTTATCTGGTGGAAAAGTGGTAGTTCAAGCAACTGATGTTATAAAGATTGATTGCTCTGTTGCAGGTAAAATAGATGCTACTTTAAGCATTTTAGAAATTACATAGGTTTTATATGGGTTATATTGGAGTACAACCAGAAGCAGGATTTACAAGTGGTCTGCTAGACAGATTTACTTCACAAACAGGATCTACAGTCACACTAACTCACGATATTTCATCAGAAAACGACATTATTGTATTTGTTAATTTTGTAAAACAAGATAGCACAAACTATTCTGTAGGTGGATCTGGCAACAAGACATTGACTCTTGGTGGTACTCTTGTCAGTTCAGATATCGTAGAAGTTCATTATTTAAATATTGTTAAACTAACACAACAACCTTCAGCAAATTCAGTAGGTATTACTGAATTAAATTTATCTGAGGGAACAAGCGGTCAAGCATTGACTACAAATGGTAGTGGTACATTATCTTTTTCTACAATAGAAAGTGGAAACAACAAACCAATGTTTGAAGCATATTTAAATGCAGATCAAGATGTATCTGGTGGAACTGCAACAAAAGTAGCATTTAATACAGAGCAACACGATACTGATGGTGTTTATGACAATTCTTCAAATTATCGTTTTACAGTTCCAAGTGGTCAAGCGGGTAATTATTATATTTATGCAAGTGTTCAAATAGCACAAGAAGAAAACTATTTAGGTTATGGTGATGTTAGAATTTATAAAAATGGCTCGACATACAAGGTCACAAATTTAGAAAATATTTTAGGTGATAGTGGATCATATCAAAAGTTTGAAATTATGCCTATAGATGCAAACATGGTTTTAGCAGTTGGAGATTATGTTGAAATTTATGCAGTCTGTGGTGCATTTGGTGGTGGCTCAAATAATCATTTTAAAGGTCATAGCACAAACAAAAAAAGTTGGTTTGGGGGTTATAAACTTATAACATGACACTAGCAGAAAAAATTAAAGTATATTTAACAGAAGATATTTTTGTGAATGAAGTTATTAGAAATCAAAGTATCATTATTAGAAATGATTTAGATGAAAAAGGTGATTATATTGAAAAATGGGATTATGAAGGTAAATCACAACCAACACAGGAACAATTAGATGCCATTCAATAAAATTATAGCAGAAAGTATGGATTTAACTGATACCTATGCCTTTACAGGTACAGTCACAGGTGCAGGTGATACATCTAATTTAGTTAAATTATCATCTTTTCAAATATCTAATAGTGTAAGTTCTTATGCAAACAATTCAGTTTTTACAAGTGATTATAAAAAATATTTAGTGACATTTAACAACTTAGGAATACAAACAGGTGGTGGTCATATTAGATTTAAATTTTATAATGATACAGGTGCTACATCAGATAATAAAATGAACACTTGGGCAGATGGTGGTCATAGTAATGGTAGTGCTGTAAACAATTACAATCATGGTGGTTATCCATATTTAGCTGTAAGTATGTATCAAGGAACTTCACAGGGTATTAATGGGTATATGTGGGTACAAGATCCTTTAAATGTAAATATTCAAACACATTATCAATTTAAAACATCATATACTCATAATACAGGCTATACAGCATCATGGGAAGGTGGAGGTCTTGTAAATGATAGTGGCAGATACCACACAGGTTTTTATTGGTACACAGAAAGTGCAGGAAACTTTCAAGGTGAATGTCGAATAACAATATTTGGAGTGACACATTAATGGCAAAAATTCAAATTGGTGATGAAATAAGAGATATGACTGCTGAAGAATTAGCAGCTATACAACCAACCTTTGAAGAAAAAATGGTTTTATTAAGAATGGAAAGAAATAGACTTTTAAATGAAACTGATTACATAGTTATAAAAGCAAAAGAAACAGGTGGCACAATTTCATCTGCATGGAAAACATATAGACAAGAACTGAGAGATTTAACAAACGGATTGACTACTGTTGATGAAGTAAATGCAGTAGAATTTCCAGAAAGACCAAGCACATGAGTTATATTGGAGTACCACCTGTCACAGGCGATTTTGTAATCCTAGATAATATTACAACATCAGCTACTGCAAGTTATACCTTACAAAGAAATTCAGCTAACTTTTCACCAGAGAGTGCTAATCATATGCTTGTATCTCTCAATGGTAGTATTCAGAAACCAAATTCATCTTTTACAGTATCTGGCTCTACAATTACATTTTCATCTGCATTAACTTCAAGTGATGTTATAGATTTCATTTTAGTTCTTGGTAATGTCAATGCTGTTGGAGTAGCAACAACTGTATCTGATAATGCGATCACAAATGCAAAAACAAATTTTGTTTCTACATCAAGTGCCGCAGGTTTACAGATCAAAGGTGACGGAACTACTGACGGAACACTTCAGCTAAATTGTTCACAGAACAGTCATGGTATAAAATTGAGAAGCCCTGCAC